AATACGTGCCTCAAATGGAGCTAGATACTGGAATGCTTTGTATATGCAGGACCCTACCCCAGATGAAGGTGGTTTAATAAAGAAAAAATGGATACAATGGTGGGAATATGATGAACCACCAACCTGTGATTTTATTATTCAAACATATGATACGGCATTTTCTACCAGAACTACAGCAGACTACAGTGTAATACAAACATGGGGAATATTTTCTAGATATGAAGAGAATGAGCATGGATATGAGAGTTTTGTTCCAAACTTAATTCTACTTGGTAACATGAAAGGGCGTTACGAGTATCCAGAGTTACGTAGAATTGCTCAACTTTTATATGACGAGTATCGGCCTGATATATGCATAGTAGAAAAGAAAGCATCTGGACAGTCTTTAATACAAGATATGCGTAGAGGTGGCTTACCAGTACAAGATTACATTCCAGATAAAGATAAAGTGTCCAGAGTGCATGCAGCTTCTCCAATGATAGAGGCAGGTCGTGTCTGGTTACCAAAGCATAAGAAGTGGAGTGATGATTTATTTACAGAACTTTTACAATTTCCAAATGCTGCTCATGATGACCAAGTAGATGCTATGACAATGGCAATACATTACATGAAAGAATCCTGGAGATTAACACATCCTGATGATCCAGAATTTGAAGATGAAATAAAAGATAAAAAAAGAGTTGCATATTGGAGAGTTTAGTGGTATAATATATATAAGAGATAATAATGAAACAAGAAGAATTATATACACAACTAGCAGCAAAGACACCAGAACGCCCTGTAAAAAATAATAGTCAGTTTCCAACTGGTATTACAGATGCAGGAATGGATGAATATTTAGCTGGTGCTGATATTAGTTTAACAAAAGAACAAGCACGAAATATTTTACGTTATGGTAAACAATTAGGATTAGATTTATTAACAGGAAGTTCATTAGCAGAAGCATTTGGTTTTAGACCGGATATTATAGGAGGCGAAGGATATACTGCTTCTTATCCTGAATTATTTACACAAACAGAACAATTAGCAAAAGAAGGAAAAACAGCTGAAGCTCTTGGTAAAGGAATTGAAACTGGATTAGTTGGTATTGGTGCTGTTGGTGAAGGTATGATGTTAGGAGGAGCATTAACAGGTCCTTTCGCTGCTGCTCTTATCGGAACTGGAGTAGTATTAAAAGGAATATCAAAAGCAGGAAAATTAATTTTAGAATCTAAAAATGGTCAAAAATTTTTAGCTAATTTTACAGGAACTAAAGATTCTCCAAATATTCAAAACATAGAAATTCCTAAAGATGTTTCACCAGATGCTGATCTTAAAAAAATAATTGACAATCCAGAGATTCCAACTACGATAACAAATGATGTAGATACTGTAGATCATATACCAGACAATTTAAAAAATTTAAATGCAGCAGAAGCTATAACAACATATATAACTATGCCAGAAAAAATAACAAGGAATCAGTTAATAACGCATCCTGCTATTTCTGGTAGAGATAATGTTAATCCAAATATAGTATTAGACTTTGATGCTGCTGCTGATAAAACAAATAAATATTTAAAAGAAAAAGGTTTTGATGAAGGCAGTATTGTTCCAGTCTATAGACTTATTAAATTTAAAGTAAAAGAAGATCCAAAAGGAAATATAATAGGAAGAGAAGATTATCAAGATATAGAAACATTAATTTCTGGTTCACTAACACCAGAAGCTAATTTAAAAACTTTAGATTATTTTACACAAAGAGCTACTGACCCATCTACAAAGGGTAAAATGGGCCCTAACGATAGGTATGAAATAGTTAAATATAATGTTCCTCAAGATAAAATAAAATTAGCTATGGGTGCATATAAAAATAATATAACTTCTTCTATTAATAAACAATTAAAAAATAAAAATATTATAGCTAAACCAATAAAAGGTTTTAAAAAAATTAATCCTGCAGAAGATGCTAAAAAATTAATTAATATACAAGATGAAATTATTGCAGATGTTTCTGGTTTAGAAAAAATTAAATTAGGAAATTTTTCATCTTATCAAGATTTAAAAGATAAACATATAGATAAAATTATTTTTAATAAAATTAAAAATATAGATGATTATAAAAAGCAAATAAAAGAAGATTTTGATAAGATGAGATTAGTACATTCTACTAGAGACGAAGCATTTAGAATGGGAAGATCTGAAAATGAAATACTGGATAATGAACTAGAAAAAGCAATGCCATTTTTAGATAAAGTTACAAGATTTTATAATAAAGCTTATGTAACAAATCAACCAGCAGAAACTTTACAAATATCACAAAACCCAACCTTTTCAAGATTAGAAGATGCTGTAAATAATTTAGAAATGACAAAAAAAACTTCTGGTGAAGCATATTTAAATAGATTAAAAGGACAAGCTAAACAAGAAGAACTTGATTGGACAGGATTAACAAAATTTTTAAAAGGTAAAAAAGAAGTTACAAAAGAACAAATTCAATCCTATATGAAACAACATAGTATTCCTATTGAAGAAAGAGTATATAGTTATAATCCAAGAGATCCTGGATGGAAAGGTAATCCTAGACCAGCTCATGCTGCAGCTACTATAGATGGAGATGATAGAACTAATTTAAAAAATTATAGAGAATTTGTTTTTACAATTCCTCAAAAATGGCGAGAAAGAAATTTAGAATATCCTTTAACAAATAAAGAAGAAGTTCGATTAGCAGAATTAGAAAGGATAGGTGATAAGTATATAAGTGATACACCAGAAGGACTTACAATAGAATGGCGAGGTTTAAAAGATAAATTAGAAAATTATGAAAGAAAAAATAAACCTATAGAATTTATTCCGAGTCATAATTATGGTGATGCAAATTTAATTTCACGAGTAAGAGTTAAAGATAGAATAGATAGTGATGGAAACCCTACAGTACATATGGAAGAACTACAATCAGAACTTGCAGCTGATACACTAACAGCTCAAAAACAAGCACAAAAAGATGCTGATTCTTTTTATATACTAGGTGATCCTAATGAAGATAAAACTTTACTACCAGGTATTACAGAACAAGATATTAAACTATTACGAAAAGGTTATGCTCCAGAAGGTATTAAATTTAGAAAAAACAAAACATTTCAAGAGTTATTAGCAACTGATAAAGCTATAGATAAAAGATCAAAAGAATTACAAAAAAAACACAATGTAGATGTAGATGCTTTAGGTGGTAAGTTAACAGCTTTACGAGATAAAAAAAATAACGTAGAAGGCGAGATAAAAGACTATCAACAAAGAGCAAGCCCAGCTGATGTAGATAAAATTAATTTTATATTTAAAGAAGACTTAATGAATATTAACAAAGAAATAGATAATATTACAAAAATTTTAGATGATTTTAATGAGATATATAAAAACGATAAAATATTAAATAAATTAAGTAATAAAAGTAAAAGATTAGCAAATAGAAATCGTTTAAATACATTATTAAGAGAGTTACCACCAGAATTTCCTGTGCTATCTATAGGTAAAAAAGATGATTGGTATAAGCTTCCCATAGATAGAATAATACGTGATGCTGCAGAGAGAGATATACCGAGTGTTACTTTAACGCATGGTAGAGTACAGTATAATAGATATTCACAATCAAGAGGGCAATATGATTTACAACGAGATAAACTAGAAACACGAGATACATTATTTAAAAATTTTGATTCTTTCTTAAAGGATGTTGAAGATCTTGAATTTCCAAAAAAAACAAAAGATGATTTAAGTTTTTCAGATTCAGAAAATAAATATATTAAATATTATAAGTCTGATTATTTACCAATACTGTCTCTTGCTAATAAAGAAAAATTAGATAAAATTTTATCTAAATATAAATTATATAAATTATCAGCACCTGCATTACAAAGAATATTTAAAATAGCAGACGTTACAAATGCCTACTCAAAAACTAAAAAAAATAAAGAAGCTATAAAGCAAATGATAAATGATTCACTTTTAATTCATAAATCAGCAAAGGTTGGTAGAAATTATGATACAAAATATGTAGGATATTTAGATGATATAGCAAAAAAATATAATGCAAAACGTGATACTACATTTGTTGATAATAATACTAAAGATGGTGCATCATATAGATTAGAGATTACACCACAAATGAAAAAAGATTATTTAAAAAAAGGAGCAGCTAGATTTAAAACTGGTGGCTATATTAAGGAGAGGTTATAATGGCAATAGAAAAAAATCCATTTGAACAAAAAACAGAAACAACAAATGTTGTATCAATAGAAACACCACAAGCAGATGCAGATGTTTCTTTTGAAGTAGATACAGATGGTGGAGTTGTAGTAAATTTTGGTGAAGAGAATATACAAGAAGAAGTTGTAGCAGCAGAATACTATGCAAATATTGCATCAGATTTAGATGATCAAATATTAAAAACAATTTCACATACTGTAATTGATAACTTTCAAGCAGATAAAGAATCTAGAGGAGAATGGGATTCTATGTTTGAAAGAGGTTTTGATTTATTAGGTTTAAAATTAGAAGATGCGACAGAACCTTTTGAAGGTGCATGTACAGCAGTTCATCCATTATTAATTGAATCTGCTGTTAAATTTCAAGCAAAAGCATCACAAGAATTATTTCCTTCTGGTGGGCCTGTTAAAGCACAGATATTAGGAAACCAATCTGTTGATAAACAAGAACAGGCAAATAGAGTTCAGAACTTTATGAACTATCAGTTGACTGAACAAATGCCAGAATACTTTGATGAGTTTGAAAGAATGTTATTTCATTTACCACTCATAGGTTCTGCCATTAAGAAAGTATACTATGATGCTGGATTAGAAAGACCTGTTTCAGAGTTTGTACCGATTGATCAATTCTATGTATCGTACTATGCTTCTAATTTACGAAAAGCAGAACGATATACACATGTAATTTATCGTAATCCGGTTGATATGCAAAAAGATATGGAGTCTGGTATTTATGTTGATACAAATTTACCAGATGCTAGTAGTCCATCTCAAACAGGTTTTGCAGAAAAAATAAATACTATTATGGGAATATCACCAACATCTGATAATGATCCACAATATGTATTACTAGAACAACATTTATATCTTGATATCCCTGACCCAGAATGTCAAGAAGGCGAGTTTGCTCCTTATATTGTAACAGTAGAACAGGAGTCTCGCCAAGTATTAAGTATTCGTAGAAACTATAAAGCAAATGATGCAAATAAAGAAAAAAGGATGCATTTTGTCCACTACAAATTTGTGCCAGGCTTTAGTTTTTATGGGTTAGGTCTTATACATTTCCTAGGTAATTTAACATTAACGGCAACAGCAGCAATGAGAAGCCTTGTTGATGCTGGACAGTTTGCTAATTTACCAGGAGGATTTAAGGCTAAAGGAGTAAGAATGGTGGGCGACAACGAACCTATTGCTCCTGGTGAGTTCAAGGAGGTCGAAGCAACTGGTATAGATTTACAAAAGGCGATTGTTCCTCTCCCATATAAAGAGCCTTCCTC